CTCTTTTTCCGCGCATTTTCGCGCTCGCAGCGATTTTTGGGATGAGCAGAACAAAGCAGGACGGAGAAAACTGGATATACACATACTACCAGGGAATTAGAAATGGAACTTATCTGGTAGGCCGTTTTGTGGCTCTGATGTATGGGTATTTGATCAAGGGACTGCAGGAAAAGCAGTTCTTTTTTGATGGGAACAAGGCAAATGCGGCCATAGAGTGGATTGAGACCCATTGTTTTCATACTGAGGGCCCACTCGCTCCGGGCCAGCTGAAGCTGGAGGTCTGGCAAAAGGCCATGATCTCAGCGGTATTCGGGATTCTGGATAAAAACGGCAACCGGCAATTTCGGGAAGTGTTTCTGGTCGTTGCCAGAAAAAATGGTAAGTCGTTGACTGCTTCAGGGCTTGGTAACTATACCTGGCGCGTTGATGGTGGATATGGTGCAAGGGTTTTCTGCATCGCTCCGAAGTTTGACCAGGCAGATATCATTTACAACTGTATCTGGCAGATGGTTCAGCTGGATCCGGAGTGGCAGGAGCTGAAAAAACTGTCCTTGGAGAAGGATACACAGCATCGAAAGGTGCATGATGATTCGATGCTGGCACGGCATAGGCAGACAGATCTGGCTATACCGGGGACAAACAGCACGGTCAAAAAGATCGCGTTTAACAGCAAATCGTCTGATGGATTCAATCCTTCACTGACAATCTGTGACGAGGTGGCAGCATGGCAAGGTGACAAGGGACTGAAACAGTACGAAGTCATGAAGTCCGCGATGGGTGCAAGACCGGATGGATTATTGGTTTCCTGCACGACTTCCGGATATGTAAACGATTCGATTTATGACGAACTGCTGAAGCGGTCAACACGGTTCCTGCTCGGCGAGTCCAAAGAGAAGAGGCTGCTTCCGCTGCTGTACATGATCGATGATGTTGAGAAATGGAACGACATCAACGAACTGCGGAAAAGCAATCCGAACTTGGGGGTTTCCGTATCGGTCGACTATCTGCTTGAAGAGATCGCTGTCGCTGAAGGATCCCTTAGTAAGAAGGCCGAGTTCCTGACAAAATATTGCTGTATCAAACAGAACAGTTCCCTTGCATGGCTTCCGGCTCAGATCGTGACCGCCGCTTCCGGACCAGAGCTGAAACTGGAAGACTTCGCACACAGCTATTGTGTTGCGGGAATCGACCTGTCCCAGACCCGAGACCTGACCGCTGCCACAATCGTGATCGAGAGGGGCGGCGAACTGTATGTGTTTGCTAAGTTCTGGCTGCCGGCAGAGAAGATAGACGAGGCCACGCAGCGGGATGGCGTTCCGTATAACGCTTATATACAAAGAGGCATCCTGCAGCCGTCCGGGGACAACTTCGTTGATTACCACGATTGTTTCAACTGGCTGACAGAATTGGTCGAGAAGTATGAGATCCTGCCGCTGATGGTTGGTTATGACAGATATTCGGCGCAGTACCTTGTGCAGGACCTGAATACATACGGGTTCCGGACAGACGATGTATATCAGGGTGAAAACCTCTATGGTGTCCTGATGGAGATGCAGGGGCTTCTGGAAGACAGAAGGGTTCACATTGGAGACAACGATCTCTTGAAGATACATTTGCTGAATTCAGCAATAAAAATGAGCACGGAACGAGGCAGGGGGAAGCTGGTTAAGTTGTCACCGAATGATCATATAGACGGAACCGCCGCACTTGCGGATGCGTTCTGTGTCAGACAGAAGTGGTACGCCGAGATCGGCGACCAGTTAAAGAACGAGGTTTAACATGGGACTTTTTGATGCGTTATTCAAAAACAGACCAAAGGTCAAAGGCAAATACGAAGGCACTTTTAAGCTGCTGAACGGCTACACACCGCACTTTACAACGTGGGGCGGTAATGTGTACGAGTCCGAGCTGATCCGGGCGGCTATCAATGCCAGAGCGACTCATATCAGCAAGCTGAAGGTGGAAACGCAAGGATCCGCACGGCCTGCACTCCAGAACAAGCTGAAGCACGGTCCGAACCAGTTTCAAACGTGGAGTCAGTTCCTGTACAGACTCAGCACGATCCTGGACATCCACAACACGGCCTTTATCTGTCCGGTATATGACGAGTTTGGTGAGCCGTCCGGGATGTACACACCGCTGCCGAGCCGGTGCGAGATCATGCAATACAACAACGTTCCATATCTGCGGTATGAGTTTGGCAATGGTGATCACGCGGCGATCGAGCTTGATTACTGTGGAATCATGAACAAATTCCAGTACAAGCATGACTTCTTTGGCGAGACGAACCACGCACTGTTCCCGACAATGGACCTGATCCACATCCAGAATCAGGGCATTGAGGAGGGTGTGAAGAGTGCAGCGAGTTATCGTTTTATGGCTCAGCTTTCCAACTTTACCAAAGCTGAAGACCTGGCAAAAGAGCGGAAACGGTTCACAGAGGAAAACTTCTCCTCTGATGCTCAGGGCGGCGGAATGCTGCTGTTCCCAAACACTTATAACAACATCAAGCAGATCGATGTGAAACCGTGGGTCATTGATGCGGACCAGATGAAAGCTATTCAGGACAACGTGTATGAATACTTCGGAGTAAACGAGGATATCTTGCAAAACAAGGCATACGGTGACAAGTGGGCAGCCTTCTACGAGGGCGGCATTGAACCATTTGCCGTGCAGTTTTCGGAAGTCTGTACAAAGATGCTGTTTACGCTCCGGGAACAGACTCAGGGCAACAGGGTGATGGCAACGGCCAACCGGCTGCAGTATCTGAGCAATGCAGAGAAGCTGAATGTCTCCAGTCAGATGCTGGACCGTGGAATCATGTCGATCAATGACGTTCGGGAGATCTGGAATCTGCCTCCGGTTGAAGGCGGTGACGCACGGATCATCCGGGGCGAATATTACAATGCTGACGATAAAGTATCGGAGGGCGAAAACAATGAATGATAATCGAGAATATAGAAGCATGGAGCTGAGAATGGTTCCGATCGAGGAGGGCGAAGAGCCTTCCTTTTTTGTTGAAGGATATGCATCCACGTTTGAACCGTACACGCTGTTCACTCGTGACGGCATTGATTACAAGGAGCAGATTCAGCCGAACGCATTCGATGATGCGGATCTGACTGATGTCGTGTTCCGGGTAGACCATGTTGGCCGGGTGTATGCGAGAAGCTCTGCCGGTACTCTGAGCGTATGGGCAGACGAACACGGCCTTGCCAACAGAACGGACCTGAGTAAAACGCAAAAGTCCAGGGATCTGTTTGCTGACATCGCAGCAGGCAATTATCCCCAGATGTCTTTTGCTTTTACGGTTGCCGAAGATCATTTCGACAAGGCAACACATACAAGGATCATTGACAGGATCGCCAAGGTGTTTGACGTCTCGCCGGTGAGCTTTCCTGCCAATCCAGGAACAGAGCTGTGTGTTTCAACTCGTGACTATTTTGACGGAGTGATCGAAATGGAACAAGCGGAGCGACTTGAAGAGGAGAAGCGCAACAGACAGAAACAGAGAATCAAGTTACTTATGGAGGTTTGAGATGGAACTGAAAGAAATGACCATCGATGAACTGGAAGCCAGAAAAGCTGAGATTGCTGTTGAAGTCGAAAAAGACGATGCGGATCTGGACGCTCTTGAAGAAGAAGTCCGGGCAATCAAAGAAGAACTGGAATCCAGAAAAGCTGAAGAAGCTAAAAAGGTTGAGATCCGTGCGGCTGTTGCTGCCGGAGCTGGCACTGTTGTGCAGAAATTCGAAGAGGAGAAAAAACCAATCATGAATATCGAAGAAATCAGAAACAGCAAAGAATATATTGATGCGTATGCGGAATACATCAAATCCAGTGATCCGTCTGAGTGCCGTGCTCTGTTGAGCGAGAACGACACGAACGGCACTGTCCCGGTACCGGAACTGGTATATGACATTGTAAAGACCGCTTGGGAGCGTGAGGGTATCATGAGCCGCGTCCGGAAAGCATATCTGCGCGGCAACCTGAAAGTCGGGTTTGAAATTTCCTCCAGTGCTGCTGCCACTCATTCTGAGGGTATTGCGGTCAACGAGGAAACACTGGTTCTTGGTGTTGTCGAACTGATTCCGGAAAGCATTAAGAAATGGATCTCCGTATCTGATGAGGCTATGGATCTGCGTGGCGAGTCCTTCCTGCGTTACATCTATGACGAACTGGCATACAGAATTGCAAAGAAAGCTGCTGATATGCTGGTCGCAAAGATTCAGGCTTGCGGAACCGCTTCCACAACGACTTGTCCGGGAGTACCGGCGATCAAGGTTGTCACACCGACTCTCGGCACTGTTGCTGATGCCATTGCCAATCTGTCCGATGAGGCTGCCAATCCGGTCATCATGATGAACAAACTGACCTGGGCCACATTCAAAGGCCTTCAGGCTGCTGGCAACTATGGTTATGATCCGTTTGAAGGCCTTCCGGTTGTGTTCAATGACACCATCACGGCCATCTCTGCCGCGACAACTGGTGTTGCTTACATGATCGTTGGTGATCTGGATCATGGTGCACTGGCCAACTTCCCGAACGGCGAGGATATTACATTCAAGTATGACGAGATGACTCTGGCCACTCAGGATTTGGTTCGCATCATTGGCCGTGAGTTTGTCGGACTTGGGGTGGTTGCTCCGAATGCGTTCGTAAAGGTTACGAAGTAAAAAGAAACTTAATAAACAGGGGGGAAAACACTATGAAGACGCTCATCGCAGTGCCGTGCATGGATCAGGTTCCTGCGCCGTTCTGTCAAAGTCTGGCGCAGCTTGAAAAAGTTGGCGACTGTTCTCTGGCGATGAAGTCCGGATCTTTGGTCTATGTGGCCAGGGATGACATTGCAACACGGACAATTACCAGAGACTTCGACTTTGTATTCTGGCTTGATTCAGATATGGTTTTTAAGCCGGACACGCTGGTCCGGATGATGGACACGCTGCAGAAAAATGATTTTGATATTCTCTCCGGTTTGTATTTCCGGAGGGTTCCGCCTTATTCTCCGGTTTTATTTAAGAAGCTGGAGATGCAGGGTGCAAACTGTATTCATGAGGAATTTGACAAGATTCCTGACGAGATCTTCGAGGTTGCCGGGTGCGGATTTGGCTGTGTACTGATGAAAACGGATGTCTTTCTGGATGTCCAGTCGAAACACGGAGCCATGTTCGCACCGATCGGCAGCAACGGAGAGGATGTTTCATTCTGCATGAGGGCAAGGGAATGCGGATTCAAGATTTACTGTGATCCGTCTGTTATCTGCGGTCATGTAGGGTATTCGGTCGTTGATGATCAGTTTTTCAAGGTGTTTTCCCGGAAAGAATAAGGAGGCCGTGACATGGCTCTACTCGATAAGGTGAAGGTGGCTTGCCGTGTCACCTCAAATGTTTACGATGACGAACTTTCGGATCTGATTGCAGCGGCGTGTGCTGATATAGGGATAACAGATGTTAAATCTGAACTGTTAATGCAGCCGGAAAGCAGTCCACTGATCCAGAGGGCAGTCATCACATACTGCAAAATGAATTTCGGCTATCTTGAAGTCGAGCAGTACGAAAAATTCAAAGCATCCTACGATGAGCAGAAATCGCAGATACTCATGAATTCAGCCTATACAGATTGGGAGGGATGATCATGAGGGACGGCGGTATTCTGACGATCTATTCACTGCAAGACGTTAGCGAACGTGGATTCATGCCACAGGAGAAGCTGGTCCAGGAAGGAACTGCCTTTTTTTCGTATTTAACGATAGGCGTTACCAGAATGTACGCGGCTCTTGGGGCAAATCGAAGCATTGAGAAGCTAGTGCGGTGCTGGAACACGGATATTTCTGCTGAAGGGAAATATGTGATCATTGATGGTGTCCAGTATCGTGTCGATACGGCTCAGGCTGTTGTTGATGAAGACGCTGTGAACCTGACGCTGGTGAAACTGGAGGACTTTTACGATGTTGCAAGCGAAACTTAGACAGATCGGGGATGGACTGAGAACAATCACTCCTAACTGTACGCACTATTATCGGACTAACAAGTTTCCGGCTATCGTGTGGGCAGAGAGTGGTGAGGAAGACTCATTCAACTCCGACAACAACAAAAGCGAGCAGCGGATCATCGGAACGGTCGATCTGTTTACCAAAACAGAGTTTGATTCCCTGATCGATGATGTGCAGGCGACATTAAGCAGTCTGGGACTAACGTGGGTGCTTGAGTCAGTGCAGTATGAGGACGAAACAAAAGTAATTCACTATGAATGGACCTGGGGAGTGACTTTCGATGGCGAAATGGAAGAACAGTCCGGAACTTGATAAGTACGTCTCGATGCTGCAGAAGCTGACGGACTCACGAGAGTATATCGCGGATGCGATTTATGACGGAGCAGGAATCGTTGCTGATGCGGTAAGAGCGCACATAAACGAATTACCGGTTGCTCAAAAGTTTGCCAGGGACGGTGAAAAGCTGTCGACTATTACAAGCGTACAGAAAAAGGGACTCCAGGACGGATTCGGCATATCACCGATGCGTGATGATGGCGGTTATTACAACGTTAAGCTGGGGTTTGCTGGTTATAACGGCCAGAAAACAAAGAACTATCCGCACGGAGTTCCAAATTCAGTTGTAGCCAGGTCCGTTGTGTCCGGAACATCATTCCGTCAGAAAAATGACTTCGTTGGTCGTGCTGTAAGAGGCACAAAAACGAAGGCACAAAAGAAGATGGAAGAGGTACTGGATGATGCAATTAAGAAATTATTATGGTAACCGGCACGTATTTTGAAAACGTGTCGCTGACCCCTAAAAGTTATGGGGTAGAAAGGAGCAAACATGGCTAACGGTCGTGTTATTACTGGTTTTTCGAAACCGTATGTAGCATTGTATACTGCTACTGCATCCGGTGGATCCTACACGATCTCATATTCCAGCGGTCAGATTCTGGCCAGAGGTGTTGAGATCCAGATCGAGCCGGAGACAACTGATGACAATAACTTCTATGCTGACAACGTAATAGCTGAGAATGAGGCCGGCCTTTTCACTGGCGGCACATTGACGCTGACAGTTGACGGCTTGAAGGATCCTGCGAACAAACTGATCTACGGTCTGCCGGCAGCTGATACCGATGATTGGTATAATTATGACAACACACAGGCGATTCCGTTTGTTGGATTCGGTGCTGTTATCCGTGTCCAGGAGGCAGGTGTTGTGTCGTATGCCCCGATCGTACTGCCGAAGATCCAGTTCAATGATACTGGTATGACGGCTGCAACACAGGAAGATTCAATTGATTGGCAGTCCGCAGAACTGACCGCTCAGATCTTCCGTGATGAGTCCGTAAAGCAGACTTGGAAGAAACTTGGCGAGGCTCAGGTATCCGAAGCCGCTGCTGAAGCGATGATCAAGAGCTTCCTGAGCATCTCATAACGCGGTATCCCTCACGCTCTCCGGGGCGTGGGGGTGTTCTTTTTTAACAGGAGGGAAACATGTATACGATAAATGGCAAAGAATATGGAATGCTGTTCTCAGCAAGGGCAAGGGTGGCATCGTCAAACTGGTTGGCTGTTAATGAAGCGACAGCAAGCGTGGATGAATTCAGGCTCCAGAGGGCTGTGTGTATGATCAACGCTTACAACATGGCAAACGGCATCAAGGAACAGGTCAAGGTGGATGATTTTCTCGATATTCCCAACCGTGAATTTGAAAAACTGCTTGCCGCTGAGAAAGAGCAGTATGAGTTGGATACAAAAACTGAAGTTGACGCTGTTCCGATAAAAGGAAAAAACGCAAAAAGCACCCCAAAATCGAAATGACGGAACCGTGGATCATATACTACGGACATCAGATCAACCTGACAACTGAAGAAACGCTTAATATGCGATGGGGGTTGTTCATGGATCTGATGATGTGTGCGTCTATTGATAATGGCGGTGCAGAATACAAGCCGAAAAAAGCGACACAGGAACAGGTTATCTTTGGCATGAGGTGAATAAATGGCAGTTAATATAGGGCCACGGATAGGCATTGAAGGAGAAAATGAATATCGTGCCGAACTGATGAAGATCATCGAGACGCAGAAAACGCTTAATTCTGAGATGAAAGCGACTCAGTCTGCATGGGATGAAACGACATCAGCAGAGAAAAAGGCGAAAGACACTGCGGATGCTCTTAATGCCAAGATCAAGAATCAGAGGGATCGTGTTGACCAGTTAAAAAAAGCGGTCGAAGAGTCAACAGAGAAGTTTGGTGAGAACAGCACGAAAACTCTTAAATGGAGACAGGCTCTTGCTGATGCTACTACAGAACTAAACAAACTTGAAGCAGAGCTTAAAAGCATTCCTACTCCGATGCAGCTCATGGGGCAGAAGATTCAGGACTTCGGGGACAAGATGCAGAAGGCCGGCCAGAAGATCCAGAAGGCCGGACAGGCGATGACATCGGTTGGGTCAACGCTTTCTCGCTATGTCACGGCTCCTGTTCTGGCTGCCGGTACTGCTGCGGTTAAACTTGCGTCAGACTACGAGGAGAACCTGAACAAGGTTGATTCTGCTTTCAAAGGCTCTTCCGATGTGGTTAAGGACTGGGCGAAAGAAGCAACCAAAAACTTCGGTATGTCTGAATCCGCCGCTCTGGATGCAACTTCTCTGTTCGGAGATATGGCTACCTCAATGGGCCTGTCTACGGATGAGGCAGCGGCGATGTCCACGAGCCTTGCCGGATTGGCCGGCGATATGTCATCGTTCAAGAATATAGACATTAAGACGGCCATGACTGCCTTGAAGGGTGTGTTCACGGGCGAAACAGAGTCCCTGAAGGGACTAGGCGTTGTCATGACAGAAACCAATCTGAAGGCATTCGCGGAAGATATGGGGCTTGTCTACGACGAAATGACACAGGCTCAAAAGGTTACCTTGCGTTATAAGTACGTCATGCAGAACACGGCTAATGCGCAAGGCGATTATCTGAGAACCTCAGACGGATTTGCAAACAGCATTAGGACCCTTAAAGCAGAGACTTCGAATCTTGGAGCAGCATTCGGGAAAGAACTCTTGCCGTATATTACGCCTCTTGTGCAGAAGGCTACTGAGCTGGTTAAAAGTTTTGGTAACCTATCTGAAACAGAGAAGCAGGCAATCATTCGGACGGCTGGCCTTGCGGCTGCGGCGGGCCCGCTGATCACGGTCGGCGGAAAACTGACGACAGGCATAGGAAAGATCGTGGAAAAAGGCGGTCAGCTTGTTGAATGGACTGGAAAGGTTGCCGCCGGACAGGCCACTATTTCTTCCACGGCTGTTGCGGCTGGGGCCGGAATTGGTGCTCTTGCCGCCTTTGCAGCAATGGCCTATATAGGATACAAAGACCTTGAAAAAGGGGTTCGAGAGGCAAATACAGAACTGTATGAATCCATTGATGCCGTAGAAGAGACAAACGCTGCGCTTGACAGTGCGACTTCCGGACTTACAAAGGGGATGGAGGACGCAAAAAAGGCGATAGATGATGTCGAATCATCGGCGCAAGCAGCGACAAAGATTGCGGATCAGATTGAAGAGCTCACTAGCAAAACAAGCCTGACAGCAGATGAACAGGCACGGTTAAAAGTGCTTGTTGCGGAAATGAATCAGCTCTTCCCGGAGATGGGCCTTGCCATAGATGATGTTTCCGGAGCTCTTAACATGAGCAATACCGAGATTCGGAAATTCATCCAGAACGAGCATGACATGGCCAAAGCCGCGGCATATAGCAACGCCGTGAAAGAGTCTTTGAAGGCTATGGCTGAAGCAGAGCTTGCTGTTGCTAAGGCGCAGATCGAACGTGACAATTTACAAGAGCAGGTAAACGCTAGTCAGGCTGAGTATGATGCCATAGTTGCAAAGAACACGGCCAGTATCGATAAACTTACCGGTGCAGATCGTGAGCTCGCAGAAATGAGCACGCAGGTTCAGGGGGCAACAAACGGCCAGAAGATGGCCCTGAACGATGCCAATGAGGCATTGACTGAGCAGAAGAAAAAACTTGATGATTGTTCTACCGCTCAAGCCGAGGCGCAAAAAGAATATGATCTGAACCGTGCTGCCCTTGAAAAACTGGCTGATAGCTTGGGTGTGACGGTGGACGAGCTTCTCGGCATGAATGAGGCCTCGGAGGAGACAGAAGTTGCACTTGAAGATTTGGGCGGTACGACAGAGGAAGCGGCTGACGAAATCGACAAAGCAACGCAGGAGATTATAGATTCTTACAACCAAACATATGAATCGGCAAAAGAGTCCGTTTTGGGGCAGACCGACCTATGGGATGAACTGGAAAAACAGGAAAAAACATCCATAGGGGAAATGCGGAAAAATCTCCAAGCGCATAACGAGGCATTACGTAATTGGAACAGCAATGCATCAAAGCTAATGAGTTCCACGCAGTATCAGACGGATGTTAATTTCCGCGCTATGGTTGACTCAATTGTGTCTGCCGGTATGGACATGGCTCCGGAACTGCAAGCACTAGTGGATGCTTTTGAAGCCGGAGATGAGGAGCTGGCAGGAATCACGGCTGATTATGGCGAGACGAAGGCTCTTGCAGAAACCTTCTCGAAAAATACGGCTTCGGCGAAAACCTCTGCTGAATACGGTTTACAGGCCATGAACGAGGCTTTCAAGCAAGAAGGCGACAAGCTAGTCAAAAATGCCAAAACTATGATGAGTGATACCGGAGATGCAATTCAGAACTATGACCTTGGCAAACCAACAACGATGGCTGTCAGAACCATAGGAAAAGCGGTTCCGGAAGCAAAGAAACAAGGTAAGGGTCTTGCTGATGGAGGGACAACCGGTGTTAAAGACGGTCAGCCTGGCTTTGAAAAGGCAGCAAGCGGCGCAGGCGGTAGCGCAGTACAGCAAATGGCATCTGCCATCAAAAATGCCGAGGCGAAAACGCGCAACGCAGCCAACGATATATACAATGGCGTGTCAAGTGTATTCGGCAATCTTGCAAGCCAAGGCAAGACATGGGGCGGACATCTCGGAGAAGGATTCGCCCAAGGGCTTGCATCTCAGGCAAATAGTATCTGGAATCAGGCCAGAACGATTGCTCAGGGCGTGAAAAACATATTGGGGCATTCGACACCGAAAGAGGGACCGCTACATGGTGATGATGTCTGGGGCGAACACTTAGCGCAGAACTTTGCTTCCGGCATGATCAGAGGAGTATCTGGAGTTAAAGAAGCAGCAATGGATCTGGCTGCCGCTGCGGTTTTGCCAACACGAACGCTGATGAACATTGATGCGGTATCCGGGCGAAATGTTGCAGAAACGCTCACGGTTGATGATATTTATGATGCATTCTCTGCGGCCATCTCTGAACAGGAAACAAAGATAGTAATTGGAAATAGAGAGTTTGGCAGGATATTAAGGAGTCAGGGGGTAGCTTAATGAATGTACCTCTTCAGTATATCGCATCGAGCGGTAATGTTTATAACTTAAAATCTGATGGAATCCGCACTAAAACAGCAAACTATCACAAATGGAACTGGGGAGTCAATGGAACGGCTCTCCAGTTTGGCACCAGGGTGTCAAATTTCAAACGCAGTCCGGCAACGTACACAACAAGACTCATATTTAACGGAACCGTAAATGAAAGAAAGACACTGATTGAAAATTTGCATGAGGATTTTGAGCTGGATGTCAGAAATATGCAGACCGGAAGGATCATCTGGGGAGACTATTACATTGATTGTTATATAACTTCTTCTTCTACTGCTCCTGATCGGAATGATATATGGACTGATAATGATATTACGATTTATTGCCCATATCCATTCTGGGTCAAAGAAGAGACACGGACATTCATGCCGCAGGAAGCTCCAGGAGAACAGCAGTATCTGGATTATGAATTCGACTATGAATATGACTATTTCTACGGCAATCCTGGCATTGCAATCTGGCAGCTTGAGTTCCCGTTTCCGAGCGAATTTCGGATGACAGTCTTCGGCCCGGCAGTGAATCCGAGAGTGTTAATTAATGGCTATCCATACCAGTTTTATGACACGCTGGAGCAAGGCGAGTATGTTGTGATTGATTCAAGGAGTAATAAGATCACAAAGCATCTTGTGAATGGATACACAGTGAACATATTCGATTTGAGAAATAAATCACAGAGTATATTTGAGCCGATTCCAGGAGGAAATCTAACGTTTAACTGGTCAGGACAATTTGGATTTGATTTGACGCTATATGAGGAGAGGAGTGAGCCGAGATGGACGTGATCGTTGCTAACAAAAACGGCAAGGAAGTCAGAACGCTCACTTTCTCCGAGTATGATTTTGAGGTTGGGCTGGAAGAAAATAGCTTCCTTATAACAATTCTACGGTCCGAATATGAACAAATTCAGAATCAATCACGGATATATATTCCTGGGACGGAGTTCGGCGGCCTGTTCCGCAGATTGGAAACAGATACAAATCTGGATACGGTTTCCCCAGGAGGATATACCTGGCGAGGTATGATGCAAAAAAAGATCATACAGCCACCTGCCGGAGCTGACTATGCAGCTGATTCCGGAGAGCTGAATACCATCATCAAGACAAGGGTTGAAGCAGCGTTTCCAGGGTTGTTTAAAGGCGTAAGCACCTCGACCGGCGTGACGGTGAACTGGCAATATGACCGATACTGCACACTGGAAGAAGGACTCCGCAAGATGTTGAAGTCCAAAGGTTACCGGCTGGATATCTCATATTCTCAGGCAGAAAAGGCCGTGATCGTGTCTGCCGTGCCTATCGTGGACTACTCACAGAACATTGAACTTTCATCCGATATGCAGCTGAATTACATTATGCGGATGCAGGGGGACGGGGTAAACCATCTTATTCTTCTTGGAAGTGGAGAACTTAAAGACAGAATTGTCCGGCATTTATATGTCAACGCATTAGGGAACATTGTGTCAACGCAGTATTATACCGGAATTGATGAAGTGGCAGAAATCTTTGATTATGCCGGTGCCGAAGTTCCGGATCTGCTTCAATCTGGAGAGCAGCGTCTTCGTGAGGTAATGAACCGGAACGAGTTTGAGATGTCTGTAGAACCGTCAGAGGAAATTGCCATAGGTGATATCGTTGGCGGGCGGGATTATCTTTCCGGCATGAAGATGACCGCACCAATCACAGGGAAAATAGTTAGATGGCAAAATGGATCCAAAACTATTGAATATAAGTTATCTGATGATGTGACCGCAACCATTGAAGAAGTGTCTGCACTAAAGCTGGCAAGCGTTAACAAGATTGGAAAAGCGGCCGTGCTTGAGGCAGGTGCAAAGTTGGAATCGATTGCAAAAGAAGAAGCGACTAACGAACCGGCAGATGAAGCCGAAGAGATCACGGAGGAAGAAACAGAATGAATATAATCACAGGCTACAGAGGAGAACCACATATTACATCCGCACAGGATCGCGCCCAGAATCAGGGCACATATGGCACTGGATCTTATATTCTTGATGTCGGCCAGAAGCTGGCGGCCACAACTGTGAGCGCAAACGAAATCCGAATCCGAGATGGTGTCCTGAGTCATCAGGGATGTATCGCTAATATTGAGCAGGGAGCTTATGATTCGTTGGAGATCTCAAACGGAACACAGGGGATGTCCAGGATTGATTTGATCGTAGCCAGATATACCAAAGACGCTGAAACTAATATAGAAGAAATGGAGCTGGTGGTGATAGAAGGAACGCCAGCGGCCAGTTCGCCAGCGGTGCCGTCTTATAACACTGGCGATATTCAGGCGGGAGACTCTCCGGTAGATATGCCTCTGTACAGAGTTAATATTACCGGAATTAACATCAGCAGCGTGACGCAGGTCGCGTCCGCGGTAAGAACGCAGGCCGAAACGGACACTCTGCTGGGCAATACATCAATATCTGGCATCGGTGGTGGCACTCTGACCGGTGCAGTTAGTGCGCTAAACAGCAAAATCGGAAACACTGCTATGGGAACGACAGCCACGACGCTGACAGGCGCAATAGCAGAACATGAAAGCGACATTAGTACACTAAACAGCAATATAAATGCATTAAAGTATGCAGAATACGAACATAAAACATTTAATGCGGTGACGAATACATATTCCTCCAACAACATTCTTACCTTTGGGGAAGCCATTATAAACGGAAACAACTTTGCGAACGGGGCTTTTTTAGTAATTCTCAACGCCTCTGCAACAACCGGCCGCAGTACGGCCTATTTGGTTATTCTTGGTGCGAATGCAACAGCATTTAGTTATTGGATGATTGCGAATTCGGATGAAAACTATCATCCACTGATTGCAGCAACAACGGGCGGCAGTCCATATATTTATTGGAGCGCGGCACTTACAGCAACAATAAATGCAAGTATTTTTAAACTCAGCTAAATGACAATTTAATCGACTAAGCCTCCTTGCGGCACACTTGATCCGTAAGGAGGTGCTTTTTATATGAAAGGAAAAGATAGACAAAATGCACGAAATCATCATTGCAGTTATCGGTTGCGGTGTGCTGAATGTCATCGTGACCGCCATCATCGGAGCGGTAAACAATCGGAAGGGCAGGCTGAAAGCTGTCGAGGACAAACTGGAAAAGGTCGACCGGCGGTTGGATGCCATAGATCGCAATCTTGAAAAATCCGAAAAGGACACGCTCCGAACGCAACTGCTGCTGATGATATCAGATTACCCTGACAACATAGAGGGCATCATGGCGATTGGCGAACGGTACTTCGGGCAGCTCCGGGGCAACTGGTACGCCACGACGTTGTTCAATAACTGGTTGATAAGCAAGGGCATTGCCCGGCCTGAATGGTTCAAGGAGGATTGAATGATGAAAATGAACGACAAGGTTTATGACGTTTTGAAGTGGTTGGTCATGATTGTTGTCCCGGCTCTGACGACATTTTATGTTGTGCTCGACAAGACATTCGGCTGGGGCTATGCAGAAATCGTCACCACGATCAGCGCGGCGGCGTGTGCCTGCGTGGGTGCGATCATCGGCATCAGCACGGCTCAGTATAACAAGGGAGGTCAGGCATGACCGCTGAACGCATCATCGAAACTATGCGCGCCTGGATCGGCAAGGACAAGCGCACGATCATTGACATCTACAACGCGCACAAGCCACTCGCCAAGGGGTACAAGGTCAAATACACGGATGCATGGTGCGACACGACCGTTTCAGCCTGTTTCATTGCCAATGACGCTGTGGAGCTGATCGGCGGCACGGAGTGTGGAGTGGAACGGCACATCGCACTGTTTAAAAAGAAAGGAATCTGGCAGGAAGATGGAAGCATTACTCCAAGACCCGGAGACATTATCTGTTATAACTGGGATGATTCCACTCAGCCTAATGACGGTATTGCTGATCATATTGGTATTGTTGAAGCCGTGAACGCTCGTGAGGTGTCCGTGATCGAGGGCAACTACAACGATGCTGTCAGGCGGCGCGTGATCCCGATCGGGTGGGGTTACATCCGGGGATATGCACGGCCAAAATACGAAACAGAGAAACAGAAGGAGGGGACAATGGCACATCCAAATGGAATAGATATTGCCTCATATCAGGCATCACTCGACCCGGCAAAAGTACCGGGTGATTTTATAATCATCAAGGCCACGCAGGGGACAGGATACATCAACCCGAGCTTTATGAAACAGGCGGACGCCACGCTGAAAGCCGGGAAGGTGCTCGGACTGTATCACTATGCAAACGGATCAGGTGTGACAGGCGAGGTGGACTTCTTCCTGCAGACCGTGAAGCCGTACATCGGCAGAGCGTTCCTCTGTCTGGACTGGGAGAACATCCCGAACGGCGGCGCGAATCCTCAGTTTAGAAATCCATTCTACGCAAAGCAGTTCATGGATGAGGTTCGGAAGCGCACCGGCCTGACGATGTTCATTTACGGCTCAAAGGACTCCTGCTTCAACGCGATGGACTGGAGTGCGGTCAAGGCGGCAGGCTATCCCTGTTGGGGCGCACAGTATCCCGGATACACTCAGATCAATGGCTATCAGCAGGCCCCGTGGCAGTCAGCGAAGCCGTGGGGAGCGTGGGGGAAGGATGTGACGATCCACCAGTATACATCCGTCCTGCGCCTGATTGGCTATTCCGGCAACCTTGACGGCGATATGGCGTATATTTCTCTGGACGCATTAAAAGGCTACACACAGGCCGGTACGACAGGGAACGTGGTCAGCAAACCGACAGAGGGAACGCTGAACCGGGCGCAGCTCCTGCAGATGGTTGCCGATGTCATGAATGGCAAAAGCGGTGACGGTGACGACCGGAAGAAGGCACTCGGCAAGTATTATGATCAGGTCCAGAACGTGATTAACTACGTTGCCAAGACTCCGGTGGCTGATCTGGTCAATGATGTTCTGAGCGGTAAGTTCGGCACCGGCGACATTCGCAAGGCCGTTCTGGGCAGCAAGTATGACGCTGTGCAGAAATCGGTCAATGCAAAGCTGAAAGGCCAGAAGACCGTCACGGATGTGGCAAAGGACGTTATCGCCGGGAAGTATGGCAACGGCGAAGAACGTGTTCGTAAACTCCGGGCGGAAGGTTATGACTCTGCAGCAGTGCAGGCTGAGGTCAATAATCTGCTCGGATACAAGGCGGCGTGATCGCAGGATCACGAACAAGGTTCCCTCCTGCTTTTGGCGGCTCTCGGACGGTGTTCGGGGGTCGCTTTTTTGCGTTTTGGGGGCATTTTTGGGGGCAAAAAACCGTGGAAGTACTGATTTTACTACATTCTCCTACTGGCTACGGACCAGAAGGCCGGGGGTTCGAATCCTCTACCGCACGCGAATGAAAAAAGCCTGAAAAACCTTGATTTTAATATGGTTTCAGGCTTTTTCTTTTTGCTGTCATGCCAGAACGATTGCCCCGAAAAAGTACAAAACTGGACATAAATATACATAAGTTGGGGGCACTTCCGGGGGCACTTTTAAGCAATTCCCATTTGTTTGGCGGCAAGTAGGAGAGTATCACCGTCAGAATGGTCGTAAATATTGGCGGTGGTCTTGATATCGGCGTGGCCCATCAGATCTTTGGCAATCCGGACGTCCACACCTTTCTTTTTCAGATCCGTGCAGTAGGTATGCCGAAAGAGGTACGGCACGAAGTCATCAGCCAATGCCGGGACGACAATCTGGTTACGGTAGGTCTTCGCGCCCAGGGCGATGTTCATCTCTCTGTACAGTCTCTTTGTCAATCTGCGGTATGACTTCTCTCCGTGCGGCGTACCTGCCTCTGTGAGGGCCACACAGCCCCGTAGACGCTTCTTACAGAGCATCGCCGACACTTCCTTAGGTATGGGAACAAAGCGATCTGAGTTCTCCGTTTTTGTGCCTCTGATGTGCAGGAAGGGCACACCGTCTATCTGCACTACGTCTTCGTATTTTACCTTGACGGCCTCGTTCGGTCTGCATCCGCAGTACAGCATCAGCTCGAACAGCCGGAAGCGTTTGTGCTTTTTGGCGATCTTTATGAAGGCTTCACGCTCTGCAGGGGTCAATGACCGGCGTTTATTATTGTAACCCTTTGGCCGGATGATATCCTCTGCCGGGTTCTTCGGAATCATTCCGTTCTTCCGGGCGGCATCAAAGTAAAACGACAGCTCCTGCGACAGGGCCGTGACGAACGATCTCGACTTCCCGGTGGCCTGATTTACAACAACCTGGCACTGCAGCGGCGTGATCTTCCCGATCGGCATGTTCCCGATGACCGGATTGATGTAATTTTTCAGCCGGCTGTCGATATTGACGCGCTGCTTGTGGGAGATGTCAGCCTTGTAGGTATCCAGAGCGATGACGGCCCAGTCCCGGAACAGGGCAGAAGATGACCGGGCCTGTCCTTCTTTTTCGAGCTTCTTCTTCAGCTCCTCACGTTTAATGATCGCTTCTTCCAAAGTCCGGCCCCGGACATAGTGTCGCACGCCGGAGGCATCCCGGAAGGATTTTTTAATGTAGGTGGTCATTTTGGATTTTCCTCAGATTGTTTAAAAATCAAGTATTCTCCATAAGAGGAATACTTTTGGAGCGAATCAATGTCCATCTGGCGTGCCTTAGCTTCTATTTCCGCAATGAGCGCACTTTCTTTTTCAGCCATTTGCCCCATTTCTCCTTCGTGCTTGAGAATGTTATACATAGGAACGTCAAAGCCCATGAGCCACGCTGGGTTTAATCCTAATGGTTTGCAAATCTTTTCTGCTGTCAGATTGGATGGCGTATTCTTTCCGTTTACATATTGAGATATTGAGGCTTTATGCACTCCACATTTGTCTGATAGTGCTTGTTGACTGCCATTGAACCAATGCTCAATAACATATTTAATCCTATTTTGGGCTTGTTTATCAAAACGCGTCTGCTCATACTTTTTTTTCATGTCGCCACCCTCCGATTAAATTATACGCTAATGTTTTACCGCGGGCAACGAAAATTAAAAAAAGTTCAACTTCGGGTTGACATTGCAGTTAAACCAAGTTATACTCTCATTGAGAGAGGAGGTGAGGGGATGATCTTGAAATACGCTAAATTACGCGGGCGTATCGTCGAAAAGTTCGGAACGCAGGACGCATTTCGTGAGCAAGTCGGTATTTCCAAAACAGCAATGTCGAATAAATTAACTGGAAAAACAGGCTTTTCGCAGGATGATATTGTGAAATGGTGCAAATTACTATCCATCGACCTGCAGAATATCGGCGATTATTTTTTTGTAAAAGAGTCGAACTAAGTTATACAAGGAGGTGCAGCCATGATCCGCACCGATATAGCAAAGGAACTACGCCGATACACCGGTAAAGGAACAATCCGAGCATCGGAGCTGGCAGGGTTCCTGGGTGACAAGAATGTAAGCAGAGTCAAGGGCAGGTATCTGAAGGGGCTGGAGGCCATAGGCGGCAGCGCATACCTGATTCCGGAAGTAGCAGACAGGCTGAAGGAGGCCTGCGTAATGAAATGAAAGGGGAGAAACAATGATCAAGGGGAGATATGTAGCAAATGGAATCGTGCACGAAATCAACCACGGCAACGGCCTTATAGAGCTTGTCCAGGAAATAGTAGAGCCGTCAGAACCGTTTATGCAGCCGCTCGATGCGCTGTTCTATTTCCGGGCCGTGATGCCGAAACGGAGGAACATCCTGCGGAAGGTTCTGATCTGTGCCGCAACGGTCGCGCCGGTCATCATGGTGTCAGCGTTCGGCGACAGGATCATGAACGACAACATCTTCGGCGCGCTGTGCTGGGCGACTATTGGGTGGATTGGTTTCGTGGTGTTTGCAAACTGCAGGAGGAGAAGATGAACTACATCGACATAAGCACGGAGGACATTCACGACATCATTGTCGATCTTGTCCGGGAAATCAAAAGGGCCTGCGTGGCCGAGGACAGGGAACTGGTGATACTCGTGAACGGCAAGAAGGACGGATGGTTCCGAATCATCGACATGAACAGCGCAGAGGTGGAAGGATGAGCTTTTTAATTCACGATCACGAAATGCACGAAATGGAAAGAGAGAGGAGGCTGATGCAGTGCCCGATCTGCGACAGATGCGATGAGCCGATACAGGATGACTACAAGTACATGATAGACGGCGAGCAACTGTGCGAGCGGTGCTTCCGGGAATATGTCTGGAACAACGTAATGGTAGCAATAGAAGAATGACCGCTGCGCTCAGCAAAGCAACAACGGTCAGGTATTAAGCAACTTCATCATAGCATGAAGAGGAAGGAAAAACAATGACATTCGAACAGATCAAAGCGGTAAACAACCGCATCAACAAAGTGGATATAAAAGGCAAGGCATACGCTCAGGTCAACGACCGCGTGATGGCGTTCCGGGAACTGTACCCGGAGGGCGGCATCCACACAGAGCTGATTTCCAATGCGGACGGCGTTTGCGTGGTGCAGGCATCCGTCTCTGACGATCAGGGCAGGATACTTGCGACCGGGCTTGCATATGAGAAAGAAGGCTCGACATACATCAACAAGACATCCTACATCGAAAACTGCGAGACATCAGCGGTCGGCAGAGCACTGGGCTTCTTAGGAATCGGAGCTGACGACAGCATCTGCTCTGCGGAGGAGCTGGCCAACGCGGTCATGAATCAGGGAAAAAGCCCGGCAGAGCGCGGCGAGGAGGCCGTCAAAAAGGCATCAGAAAAGCAGATAGCCTTTATACAGAAACTATACGGACAGAGCCTTGAGAATCAGGCATACATCGAAGAACACGCGCCCGGCGGCCCGGAAAGACTGACGATGGCGCAGGCTACTGCGATTATAGGAGCCTTGAAAAAATGACCGGCACAACGCTGCAACTGATCCGATGGCTGACCGGACAGAAGCCGGAAGCAGTCTGGGACGTAAAGAAGCACACCAAGAAGCGCACCCTGTCCCAGAACGCCTACTACTGGCAACTGATCGGAAAGATCGCAGACGTGAAGCGGCTCCCTAAAAGCAAAGTTCACAACATGATGCTCCGCGATTACGGACAGGCGCAGGGGATTGACGGCAGGCTCGTGACGGTCACGGTGCCGGACACGGACAAGGCGTTCGAGGAGGCGATCAGGTCGGAGACATTCCACATCAAGCCGACATCGCAAGTGAAGCTCGGCACGAAGAATCAGATGTTCCGCACCTACATCCTGCTGAAAGGCTCGCATGAGATGACCACAGAGGAGATGAGCGTACTCGTTGACGGGGCCGTACAGGAAGCGCAGAACCTTGAAATCGAAACCCTGACACCGGCAGAATTGGAGACCATTCGTGATGCAGAGTATCGTGCAAACCGTGCCGGGTAGAAGGTGTTACCTTTGCGGGCATATGCAGTATCTGGAAAAGCATCACTGCCTGCACGGGACCGCAAACCGGAAACTGGCCGAAGAGGATGGGCTGTTCGTTGACCTTTGCCAGTTCTGTCACCGGGTAGACCGGACAGCGGTACACGGCCCAGAAGGGAAAGAGAACGATCTGAAGCTGAAGCAGGACGCAGAAAGAGCATGGCTGAAGTATTACGGCAAAGAGATCAAGGACTTCATAGCGAGGTACGGGAAGAACTATTTATGACTGCACAACCTACTACAAACACATCAAAAGAGAGTGTTCGTGATTACTGGTTTTATGTATAGGGCCGGGGTGCAGCGGCCCAGAAAGGAGAATCGAATGACACCTATCAGGCCGAGGGAAGGGTCACAGGAAGACATCATTCTGAAACATATCCGAAGGAAAAGCATCTCCCCGATGGAAGCGTTCCGGGAGTACAACATCACCGATCTGGCAGGCAGGATCAAACGCCTGGAGGAGAAGGGATGGAAGATATCCCACACAAGAACGGGAACGTATGACGAGAAGGGCAGAGAAAAATCACATTGGACGGAGTACAGGATCATAGCATGAAACAATCATTCACTATCCACGACCGGCTCCCCGGCATGAACGAATATACAGCACAGCAGCGGTCGAACCGTTACGGCGGGGCGATGATGAAGAAGTACGCTCAGAAGAACGTAGAGGCCGAAATAAGGGCCGCAAAGCTCAAAAGGGTGGAACGGCCCGCCTACATCCGATACACGTTCTACGAGCCGAACAGGCGCAGGGACAAGGACAACATCGCCGGGTTCGCTCACAAGATCATACAGGACGCTTTGGTATCGACCCGGATATTGAAGGATGACGGATGGGATTACATCACCGGGTTCTCTGATGAGTTTCATGTAGACAAGAAACAGCCGCGAGTGGAAGTGACGCTGATTTACTGAGGGGAAAAAGATGAACAAACTGATGCTTAACAATGAATGGGGGAAGATGTTTGCAGGCCTTCCGGATGAGGAAGCAGGGCAACTGATCAAGGCGGTCTTCTCCTGCCATGCCGGTGAGCCGGTGGAACTTGAAAACCCTGTTCTTTTGGCGGTGTTCCGCATGATCGAAGAAGTAATTATCAAGAACCGTGAAGCCTACGAGAAAACGTGCGAGCGAAATGCGGAAAACGGGAGAAACGGCGGAAGGCCGAAAAACCCAGAAAAACCCAAAGAAACCCAGTCGGTTTCGGAAGAACCCACTCGGTTTTCTGAAAACCCAAAAAAAGCCAATAGAATAGAAAAGAATAGAAAAGAAAAGAATAAAGATAATAAAAAAGATATATTGTCGGGCAAGCCCGACTCCATCCCCCTGATGGTCGCCGCCGGTCAGATCATTGACTACCTAAACAAGAAGGCCGGTACGAACTACAAAGTCAGCAGCCGGGCAACCGTGGAGATGATCAAAGCTCGCCTTGACGAGAAATGGACGGTCGAGGATTTCTTCCGGGCCATCGACAACATGACCGAAGCCTGGAAGGGAGACCCGAAGATGGAGAACTATCTGAGACCGGCGACATTGTTCCAGCGGTCGAAGTTTGAAAGCTATGTGAACTGGAAGCCTCGATCAGGGACAAGGTTCAGCAACTTCCCGGCAAGGGACGATCAGGAGCACAAAGACCTTGTAGCCAAAGTTATAGCCATGCAGGGAGGCTGAAATGAGCGTATCACTTTACCGATGGACAGAAGCCTGTGACGGCGATTATTGCCCGGGCGATTGCGATAACTGCAGAAAGAATGAGGAGGATGAAGATGAAGACGAAATATAGCGGAGTGATCACAATCAAACAAGATGGCAAGGAAAGTAACATTTATTTGGAGTTTGGCAAAGACAATGTATATGATGTCATGCGCGCATATGAGGTAATCCTTAATTATGCAAAAGCTGATGAGGTCAATGTGTTTTCGAGTAGGTGTTAATGCTCCCCAAACCGCCACATAACCATAGACAAACTATCATGTTACCTTTTCGAAAAATTGAATATACTCCCCGGGCCGAGTGGCGGCGGCCCAATAACGGCGATAAACCACCGCATCGCATATACACTACAAACAAAATCATTTTACCTCTTGAATAGGCAGAACGGAGTGGAAATGGTAATAAATTTTGGCCCAGCCCGGAGCGGTGGCCGGGCGTTTAGGAGGATAAAGATTGCTGGATTTTGGATTCTATAACATGGACTGCATGGAGGGCATGAAGCAGTTCCCGGACAAGTATTTTGATCTGGCTATTGTCGACCCACCATACGGCATAAACGTTACCGGAACACCCGGGGGGGTAACAAACAGTTCATCCCATGGGGGGGGGTAAAGCAAGCATCGGCGGTGCAAAACCGTTCGGCAAAAATCGGGGGGGTCTCGCTGTCAGTCCCAAAACTTATAAGGCATTCGATGACAGCCACACACCGGATGCCGCATATTTTTCCGAACTGGAACGAGTGGCAAAACACCGAATTATTTTCGGCGGCAACTATTTTCTGGAGCATCTAGGAGCAACGGAGTGCATTATTGTTTGGGACAAAAAGCGCAGAGGGTTGAACTTCGCTGATTGCGAAATCGCATGGACGGATTTCAAGATGCCGTGCCGGATATTTGAGTTCAAGTGGAACGGGATGCTGCAAGAGGACATGACAAACAAGGAGTTCCGTATACATCCAACACAAAAGCCGATGCGGCTATACGAATGGCTCTTGCTGAACTTTGCAAAGGACGGCGACAAAATACTAGATACCCATGTTGGAAGTGCTTCATCGTTGGTGGCCTGCGCCCGCACTGGTCATGAATACGTTGGTTTTGAAATTGATACAGACTATTACGAGATGGCAAACAAACGACTCGACACAGAGGGTGCGCAAATGACGATGTGGCAATTTGGTTACAATCCATACGAGGAGTAGAAAATGGAAAAGTTTATGTATGCTCTGATCTGCATCGTTGCCATAACGGCCCTGGCTATGATCATCATGGTCATAATCGCCGTGCTGAAAGTGGCAAGCCAACAAGA